AGGGCAGAACAGCCGCCCGTCTTGGAGTTCACCGCAACACGTTGATTCGATGGATTGGGGAGCTACGTGTCAACGAGCGAGTGCGGCGAAAGAAGCCCTGCCACACTCACCCCAATCTGGACGAAGCGCTCAATCGCTACTACGGCACCTAGAGCACGCCTGCCTTCTTGAGCGGGGCCGTGATCTCGTCGGTGTTGAATCCGCCTTCTGAATGCGCTTGGCTAAATCGTGGCTCATCATCGTCTTGGTCCTCCACTGCGAATTGCGGGCAAAATCATCCAGAGAAAGGTAAGCAAACCAGCCGCGATAATCGCTTCAAGGGCAATCGTGACGGCATGGATGCACTCAGCGTGGAATAGGTAGGCGTCGATCATAGGTTGGCAAACTCTACTTCGGAAAGAAGCGGTTCACAGTCGTAGACGGCTGGGATGATGCGCTCCTTCTCAATCAGGCGGCAGACCTTGCTCCGCTCAATTGCTGCTGAAACCAGCAGCGCATCGGTCTCGTGAGTGATGAGCAGGGCGTTATCGTCAAAGCTCTGCGTTCCCTTTTTGAGCGGATGAGGCAGGATGCGGGCGAGCGCGAGAAATACGGGCTTCCCCTTCTCGCCTGTGTATTTGCAGCGGAAATCCACTTCAGGCTTGAAAATCTCAAGCTCGGGTTCGCGGTCGAGAGCATCGGCCAGTTTGCGTAATTCCTCGGCAACTGCATGTGCGGTAGTCATTTTGCTTCCTCGCTTTCGGTGTGTGCTGCGCTACTTTTGCAGTTTGAGTGTGTTGACGCTCTCGCACTGGTGGCATCGCAAGTGGCGGCCCGGACGGACGCGCTCTACATGATTGCAGTGATTGCACTTGTACTGCGGATACTTCATGTCCTCGTAGTGTCTCTTCATTCTTCCTCCTCATGTACTGCACATCCGTCCGTGCCTGGAAGGGCCGGGTCAAAGCATCCCTGCGCCTCACACCTTGGTCTGCGGGCGCAGTAGATGCATTCATCCTGGGTGTATCCATTGCGCTGGACTGTAAACAAACGCGAGGCAAACTCACCGCAATTCTGGCAGGTATGGAAGTCGCGGATTTGAATGGCTTGGAGCTCTTGTCGGGTTATCATGGCTGTCCGAGGGAGTTAGGCGGTCTCTTCGATTTGCTGGAGCAGTTTCCGTGCGCGAATGCCCAAGGGCGCATCGGTATCCTCAAAGCGACGATCTACATCCTTGAGAAATTCGATTATGTCCGCAAACAGTTTAGAATCAATCGGTTCCGGTTCGCCACATATGGGGCAATAGATGATGTTCATTTTTGGCTCATCCTCTCTAAGGCTGGTTAGGACTTGCGACCGTGATACTGCTTGAGAATGCTATCCGTGTCCCACGCAGACTCGCCCAGACGTGTGCGGAAATCGGCTCCCATCTGCGAATAATCGGCGGACTTGATTAGTGTTGCAGGAGGTTTCATCGCCGAATACCTGCGGGAAAACTGCTCTCCAAGCCAGCTCCTCCGAGGATGCGATTTTCGTTTCCCAACCGCGTCCCTTGATCCATCCCGGCTGATTTTCTCCAACCTTCTCACCCCAAGCGTAAAACTTAGCTTCGCGGTCAAATGAGAGAACCTGATCTTTGCTTGTCATGCGTGTAACCTCCATGAACAAGACAATAATACAATTGCATTAGCGTGTCAATAGGTCTGAGCGATTATTTTGAAGTATTTTGTAACCGCTTTGCTTTGAGGAAATTGCGCACGCGGTTCCTGTTGCACGTCATGCAATAACGGCGACCAGACGCGAGCTTACCGTCCATCTTGTGACCATACGCGCAGGTGGAGGAGACTTGGCGCTTCATCCGTCTAGTCTAATGCAACTGCGTATGCGCGTCAAGTTCTGATTCCTTTTTCGGCTGTGCTGCGCTAGAATCGGCGCTATGCGTGAACCCCTCGAAGTCCTCGAAGAACTGGTCGAATGGATTGGGGAGGGTAAGACTCTCAGGTCTTTCAGCCGCATCAAAGGAAATCCCTCATACGTAACGCTTTATTCGTGGATCAAAGCAAATCCTGCAATCGCCGAACGTATCGCGTGCGCGCGCGAGTGTGGATACGATGCAATCTCTGAGGAATGCGTGGAGATCATTGATTCTGCGTATGATGCTAACTTAGGCAAAGCTCAGGTTTGGACGCGTTTGCAGCTTCTGGCGAAGTGGAACCCGAAGAAGTACGGCGACAAGATCACGCACCAGGGCGATGAATCGCAGCCTTTGGTGGTGCGGCACATTGGGAAGCCGAGCGAGTGATGTAATCACGCTTTATGCTATATTGATTACATGGCACGGGACAAAGTGATTACAGTGATGTGCGCGACTAGGCTGCCTGAGATATTGGTCAAGCGGATCGATGCGGCTGCGGAGTCTGGCGGGGTATCAAGGGCGCAGTTCATTGCTGAGGCTTGCCGGATGCGGCTGGACGCTACTGGAGGGGAGGATGAGGGATGTGATCCTGTGGGGGTTGGCGGCACTCGGGTTTTGGTCGGTTCTGGTAATGGATTGGATCAGCGACCGCCTGTAGACATGGCAACCCTGCGGGAGATATGCGCTGGGAAGGTGACCTATGTCCCCGGCCCAGCGTCATCGCCTGACTCCGAGGGATGGGCGCACGGGGAAATGGTTGCAGTTCGCCCTTGCGCTGTCTGCGACTCACCTATGCGCGAGGTCAAAGGCAAGTGGGCCTGCGCGGATGCGAGCTGCGCGATGTACGGGCGCGAGGTGAAGAAGTGAGCGCTACCTGGCCATTTGTTGCTGGCATGGACGCCTACCTTTGGACAGGCTGGGCTATAGTTGCGGCTGGGCTTATCTTGATCGTGTGGCTTGTGGTGATGTACGGCAAAGGGCAGAAACCGCGCTAATGCCGATCATAGACCTCCAGCCCAAGCAGTCCGAGATGTACCGCCTGCTGACCGATGATCCGGCCTCGATCATCGGCGTTGGCGGGGGCCGAGGCGCGGCTAAGTCTTCGGGCGCTGATCGTGTGGGCGTAATACTGCTGGATGAGCAGCCCGGAATCGTTATCTGCCTGGTCATGCGGACGTGGCAAAAGCAGATTGTGCCATTCCATATTGAGCCGATCAAACGCGATTTCCCATGGTTGAGCGCAAACCTCAAAACTTCGCCACCAGCGATTCTCAGGCGCGGACGCTCCCAGATGGAGTTCAAGTATGCCGAGAACTACGACGACGTGGAAGAGGCGTTTCGCTCCGGCAATTACGACCTGATTATTGTCGATCAGGCAGAGCAGTTCTCCGAACGCGAGATACGCGAGATGCGCAAGGCAAACCGCTCCAAGGGGGGCAGGCCGGCAAAGATGCTTCTCCTGTTCAATATGCGCGGCGGGGGAATTCAATGGTTGCGTAAGTGGTTCTATCTGCACGAGCATAACGCGGCGGAGAACCCGGACGACTATGCATTTCTCAAAGTCAATCCATGGGACAACGTGGAGTGGGTCAAGGCAGCGCTTGCCGAAGACGGGATACTGGTTGAAGACTATTACGACTGGTCCGATGAGCAGAGGAAGGCATACGCGGCGCTGCGTGGGCCTTACACCAGAGGGCTCGCGTCTGATGATCCGGTAATCGCGAAGGCGGACTGGGAGGGCGATTGGGACTCGCTTGAGGGCGCTTACTTCGCCAACAGCTTTGATCTGGAGTCGGTGCGGATTGTTCCGAGTCTGGTTCAAGGGCTGATGAAGTCGTGGGCAACGCACTGGATGGCGCAGGACTGGGGAAGGACGCACTGGTGCGCAACGGGCTGGGCGTTCCGGATTGCGTTGAAACCCTCTGAGGCCGAGGCTTTTCTGGGCTGGAAGCTCATCAAGCCAATCAATCTGACAGTCATTTACCGGGAGATGATTTGCAATGAAAAGGAAGCTCCGGAAGTGGCGCGGGACATGCTTAACTGCATGCTGGCCGATGAGCGGGCAAAGATACAGGCTTACTTCCTGAGCCCTGAGGAAGTTACGGATGACGCCAATAGTATCGGCAATCAGCAGTCGAGGATACTGAGAACAGGCGGAGCCAGAGGAGCAATCAAGGCGGATAATGACCGCAAGGGAGGATATGGGCTGCTTTCGAGCTTGTTCAAGGCGACCAAAGGTCAAGGTTGGGGAGTCGATGAGCAAGGCAAGCGATTCCAGTATGATGACGCAGTCCTGATTAGTTCAGAATGCGCGGAGTTGCTGAAGGCAATTCCAGTGCTGATGCGCGATCCGAAGAACCTGGATGATGTGCTGAAGACGGACAAGAGCGTAGCGAAGCTGGAGCAGGACTTGGGCGACATGGCGCGGTATCTGGTAAAGTCGATGCTGAATCCAAAGCGGAAACCGAGGGAAGAAGAGGATCGCGAGAGACTGGCGCGGGCCGAATCGATTGGGGAACGCAGTTTGCTGCAATACAAGTTGACGATGGAAAAGGATGCGCGCGACCGGCGGGCGGAAGAGAGACGGCCTGATTTCTGGGAGGGACGATGAACCTCAACAACGAGATAGCCAAGGCGTCAGAGATCATGGCACGCTACGGAGTTCGCGGCGAAGATCAGGTTGCCGTGGTAAAGATTCTGGTCGATGCGGGCGTAGAGAAGTGCCTGGACGAGCAGCAACGCATCCGCGAGAGCATGGACGCGGCGGTGATGAAGGCGTATGAGGGTCTACCGAATTAGCGTCAGCAGGGCAGCGTCTTGGAGCAGGAAGGCCAGCAGGCCGACCTCGAACATGGCAAAGCCAATGGCGTTCAGTTTGGGGTTGGCGGATAGGGCGTACATCAAAAGGCCGATCAGACAGACGAGCAGCGATAAAAGAATAATCATGGCACACCTCAAAGTGTTAGGATGCGGAAAATGACCTTAGCCGACCTCAGCGCGTTTCTGTTTCCCATGCGGACACATCTTATCCACCAGTTGCAGGAGCAGCGGGCGGATTTCAAAGAACAGTTGGCGGGCAAGGATTTAGAGATCAAGCGGCTCCGGGCTGAGTTGCAGACGCGTGGTGTTAGGATGGAAGCGCCAGTGGTAACGGCGGTGCCTCTCAAGTTCAATTGGCCGGAAACGCCCGAATCAAAAAGCTGGGATACTCAGTTAAACGAGATGCTTCAGGAGGAAGAAGATGGCATACGAAGCGGGGGACGGGTTCAAGAGCACCAATCGAGCGCCAATGATGGCGCACAAGCGAAGCATGGAACGTAAGTCAATGGCTGGGGGTGTCAAGACCGATCCACTCGAACAGCCTGCCGAGGGCGAAATGGGCGGCGAGGATGGTTCGCAAGTAGCCGAGGAGCATGGCCCAGCGACGGAAGTTCATGTTATGCATAACCATGAGGCTGGGGAGCATCATGTTATGTCGATGCATCCGGACGGTCACCAGCACGAATCGATGCATGGCTCGGTTGAGGAAGCGCACGAGCACAGCAAGAAGCTCGCGGGCGCAGGAATGGAACAGCAAGAAGGCGACGAGCCAGAGTACGAATGAACCACGAGGAAAGAGATCGTGCGATAGAGCATCTTCAGAGAGAGGTTCGCAAGCTCTGGCGGGCGCTTTATCGCATCGAAGACCGAGAATTCAACGAAGTTCTTTTATTTCAAGCATCACTGGAGAAGGATATGCCGCAGAACCCTGGAGCCACCGCAGTTATTGACTTTACCCCTATTCCCGCCAACGCCACACTAACCCAGCCGCCGACGATCACATCTTCGGACCCCACCAATGCGCCCGTTACCGCGGATGCGACTGGCCTGATCGCGACGGTGAACTTTCCCCCTTCGGCTGCGGTGGGCACGAATTACACCCTGACTTGCAGCTACACCAATCCTGACGGAACGACGGCCACCGGAACGTTTTCCGGCACCATTGTTGCTGCGGTTGTGGATGTTACGAGTTTCACCTCGGCTGAGGTTTCCTAATGGATTGGACACGGATGCTCGGCATTGTCATTCTGGGCATTCCGTGCGCCTACATTGTTTGCGTCGTTTTCGGAGGGAGAAATGTACGGAACGAAACAGAAGACCGTAAACCTCGGCAGTAAGGGATCATTCAAGGAACACCCTGGTGCGTTGCATAGAGCCTTGGGCGTTCCAGAGGGCGAGAAGATCCCCGCGAAAGATATGGAAGGTCACCACAGCGGGCACCTTGGCAGAATGATTGCGTCGGCCAAGGGATTCAAGGCGATGAAGTAATGCCATTTGTCTCCAAGGCGCAGCAGCGCTGGGGCCACACCGCTGAAGGCGAGAAGGCTCTAGGTGGGCCCGCTGCTGTTTCTGAATGGGATCACGCGACAGATGAGAAGAATTTGCCCAAGAAACTCCATGAAATCACGAAGCCGCTAGGAAAATAAATGGCTGATCTGCTGGACGACGACGAGCTAACGGGCACGGATGACTTTGACCCGGCATCGCTTCCTCTCGGCACTTTCACCGCATTCGATGTTTCCGACCAGCCGATGTACACCACGGCTGAGAACGCTACCAATCAACTCACAGACGATCAGGCAAACGCAATCAAGGCGATGGTGGACGCTGTGGGCCGCGCCGACTCAGTAGCTCATCGGATCGAAATCCAGACTGCATGGTTTCTTGAACTGCTGGACCGGGGAATGCACAACTGCAACCCTGACGGCAATGGCGGGTGGAATATTCAGGGCCAGAGCACCGTAGGACGCGGATACGGCATCTGGGGTGCGATGATGGCGAAGAACAACTACGTCACCAACGTCATTGGAGAGAAGAACGACACAATTGTCAGCCTGCTTACCAGGGAGATTGCGGAGAGCACGTTTTTCGCAACCCGCCCCGGCGATCCGGATGACGAGACATATGCGGCGGCGGCTAATTGCCTTAAGCACTTCATTGCCGAAGACAACAAGTACGGAACACTTCAGGCCGCTTTAGGCCGTCTTTACTGCACCGATGAAACCGCCGTGGGATACACGCGCCCGGTGGCCGATGCTCAGAAGTGGGGATATGAGGATGTCGCCCCGGATGTAGTTCCCGAAACGGCAGACGGAGAAGACCCCGATGAGGGCAGCCAGTCAGATCGTCCGAAGATCAGGACGGTTTCTGAGATGTTCGGCAAACTCTGCCGGAAAGTTCCAATTATCTCGAATCAGATGAAGGATTGGTCTTACTGCGGATTGATGCGGGAGTACGACATCGCCAAAATTAAGTCCGAGTTCCCGTGGATCGCTTCCGAGATTACGGCTGGAGATCAGGGCATCGCTGAGTTGAAGTTGGACCGTCTTGCACGGCAGTCTATCAATCTTTCGATGCAGTCGCAGTACGCTACAGGCGACTCGCAGATGCGGGATGTAACGAAAGCAAGATGGTGGCTGCGTCCTGAGATGTATATGGACGAAAGTTGCCCAAAGGCGATGCGTTCGTGGTTTTGGAAGACTTTCCCTAAAGGGTTTCTGGTTGTCTGCGCAGGAGACAAGCTAGGTTTCGCGCGCAATGAGTCGATGGATGAAGTGCTTACCGAGTTTCATGCGAGATCGGGCAATGGGCAGAATCGCAGGGCGCTTACCGAGAGTTACGCGGGCCCGCAGATGCGGGTAAATGTGCTGGTTGACTTGTGGGATGAATTCTGCCGCAAGGAGATTCCGCGAGTCGGGCTCGATAAGGATGTTTGGAACGTCCCCGCAATGCGGGCGTCCAGCATTCGAGTGGGAGTCTACGAGCCCATTCAGGCTCCCGAAGGGCGTCCACTTAACGACACGGCGTTTGCGTTGCCGACTCCTTCCCATGTGCCAACGCTTCCCGATTTCATCATGTGGCTGACAGGGCCGCTAGCCGAGCAACTGACGCACGCCCAGCAAGGCATCGCAGGCTCTCAGGACGCCGAAGACCCGGAACAGACTGCAACTGAGTCGCGGCTGAAGCAGAACAATGCAATGAGCTCCTTCGGCGAAACATGGAAGAACATCTGCGAAGGGTTCGCCAACATGACGACGCAGGGCGTGAGTTGGAACGCCCGCGTGCAGCCCGAAGAGGCGAAGTTCGACACGACGTTTAAAGGCAAAGGCCGTATCCAGGCGCAGATGAAAGACCTGAAGATGGGTTCGGCTGTAGCCAGAGCAGACGGGTCGGCGAATTTTCCTGAATCGTGGGATGAGCGGCAGAAGGTTTGGAACGAATTGATGAACGAGGCTAATGCCAACCCGCAATCGATGGCGGCGGCCCTGATGGGCGATCCGCGCAACCTGGCGTCAGCGAGAGAGTTTCTGCCCAAGAACATGATTCTTACGGGAGTGGATGCGGTCGAGAAGCAGCAGGGCGAGTTCGATATCTTGCTCAAGACTCCGGCAAAAGACAACCCGCAATTTCTGAAACTGGTGTCAATCGTGCAGGCGGGGCAGCGGGAAGCGCAGCAATTGGCCATGGCGGGGCAGCAGATGGACCCGCAAAAGGCGCAGCAGCTTCAGCAGGCCGTAGAGATGCTTCAGCAGATGCCGCCTAAGATTTCGAGTGTGCCGGTGAGGGACACGGACAATCATCCAGTCGAAGCGCTGGTAACCCTGGGCATGATTAACGGTCCCGAAGGACGCAGGCTTGCTTCAAGTCAAGACCCGGACGATCAGGCTATCTTCGAGAACCTGAATCTGCATTACCAGCAGCATAACCAGAAAGCGAAGGCTCAGGCGTTGCAGAACGCCAAACCTGTCCCGCCGAAAACCTCGATCACGGTCGATCCGTCGAAACTTCCGCCCGAAGAACAGGCGGCAGCCCTGCAAATCGCTGGAATTCCGGCAGATGCAGCAAGCATTCAGGGCGATCAGGCCTTGCAGCCGCATGAGGTGACTACGACCGAGAAGGGCGTGTCTCCAACAGGTAGCGAGTTGGAGCGAAAGACAAGCGTAGTTGGAAAATCACTTAGTTAGGACGGTAACTTGTATGGAATCATTAATTTATACAGAGTCGGAATCTTGCACGTTGCCGGATGAATATTGGCCGTGCCCGCTGTGCATAACGACCCTTATGGTCGCCCATGCACAAGGAATCATCAACCATGAAAAAGCGTATCGGGCGTTGGAGAAATCTGGGTTAGTTGAGGCATGGCCTGATAACGCACCGATGGTAAGAACGACAGAAAAGGGGCAAGCGTTCGTTGAAATGATTTTGGCTACGCCTCTTCCGGTTAATCGCTGGATTGATCCACGAAAGGACGGAACCGATGGCAGATGAAGGTGCAGCAGTGGTTGCGGAAGCGCCATTAGTAGATGTGTCAAGCCCAGAATCTACCGACACGGAATCAAGTCAGTCAACAGAACAGCAGGTTACCGACAAACTGGACGGTCGGCAGCAGCCCGACGCGCTCAAAAAGCATATCGGCGAGTTGCGGCGGCGTGCCGAAGAGATTACCGACCCCGTAGCCAAGAAGGCAGAACTCGACCGCATCAAGTTTCTCTACGACACTAGCGGGAAGGGTTCGGCTTACGAGAAGGTCTATCCGACCGTGCGCGAGGCGCGGGAGACGAAGGCGCTGGTTGATTCTGTCGGCGGAAAAGACGGATTAATCCAGATGCAGACGACGCTTTCCGAGCTGGCGGAAATTGATCGCGCCCTGGAATCTGGCGACCCCTCGGTAATCGAGAGGATGTGGAAAGAAGCGCCTGAGGGCATGGTCAAGCTCGCCCCGATGATCTTTGCCAATCTGGAGAAAACGAATCCTGAAGCGTATGCGAAAGCTGTTACCCCGCATGCGGTGAGGTTCTTCGACAGCGCCGGGTTCCCGGAAGCATTTGATTCGATGGTGCAGGCATACCAGAAAGGCGACAAGGCGACCGGAGACAGGCTTTCGGCGGAAATGGCTCGCTGGTTCTCAGCGCAGCGCACTCAGACCAAGCAGGAGCCAAAGATTGATCCGGAAACGGAGCGGCTGCGTAAGGAACTCGAAACCCGCGACTCCAAACAAAGCCAGCAGGAAATCGACCGCGCTTACAACTCGGTGGTCGAACATGCCAAGCCGGTAATTGAAAAATATGTCAAAGCGCAGACGGCCAAGCTCGGCTTGAATGCAACTCAGATAGCCAAACTCGGAAGAATCGCATGGGATACGCTTCAGAGCGAGCGTAACGCCGATCCGACTTACAAAACTGTGGCAACGGCCAAGTCTCGGCAGGGTATGGATGCAGCAGCGACGTACATTAAAAGCGAGACAGACTCGCGCGCAGAGGATGTCGTACGGCGCACAGTACAGGAGTTTTACGGGCATCAACTGAAGAATGGAGCAGTTGCCGCCAAGCCGAACGTGACGGCCACTCCGATTACTAACGGAGTAACCAAAGGAAAAGAACCGACAGCGGGCGAAATCGATTATGGGCCAAAGGGCATTCAGGCCGCAAAGAAGGCGGGCTTCAAAGACATCGGCGACATGATTCTGGCAGGCAAGGCTCCGCTCAAGGCGGGTGGAATACGCATGTGGCGTTGACGCAGTTTTGATGTGGTGTATATTGTTTTCAGCGAGTCACAGCCCACAAAAGTGACGGTTCCCTGACCTAATCAGGTTTGTTTCAGACCCAAAGGTAGCGTGACGAGCCTTTAGGAAGGCGTTACGGCTTAGGCCGAATCTCTTTCTTATGGAGGCTCCCTATGGGTGGCCCACTCAATGAAGCTGCGGTTGAATCAATCGAACTGGAGCAAGTAGGCAAGGAAATTGCCTTGCTCTGGCCGACGTTTCGTGGACTCTGGAATGAGTTTGAGAAGTCCGCGAAGAAAGTCAACATCGCCAATGTAACGACTGCTGCCGGAACTTCCCGGTCGGCATGGCGTGAAACCATGATTATCCAGGGCGCTTCGGGAATTCAGGTTGGCACTGGCGACGGTTCTGCGCTCGGTTCCGGCAATGGATCGAAGACTGCGGCGTTTGCAATGGCCCCAATCTGGGCATTCAATGTGACCCAGTACACCCGGCTTGCGGAGATGGCGACCAATGGCGCGGAGCGGGGCATCGAGTCGTTCACGAAGACCGAAATCAAGCGGTCGATCAAGCAGTATTACAACGGCTGGGAGTCGCTGGTAAACGGCGACGGATCAGGCGCTGCCGATCAAATTCCTCTGACTGGCGCGGTTGTCTCCTCAAACTCCGGGACGGGAGACACGACCAGCTACATCTCTGGGATTCCGTGCGCGGCCTGTTTTGCCGATCAGCAGGTAGTGCAGTTCTTCCCATCCGAGGGCGGATCGTCACGCGGTACGGCGACCATCTCTTACGTGGATGTGGTTGGACAAACCCTGTGGTTCTCGACTGTCCTTCCTTCGAGCGGCGGCGCAACTGCGGCGGGCGATTACATCATGGTTGCCGGCACGACTGGCGTGGCGGGTTCGTCCGTTCTCGGCATTCCCTACTGGAATACGAACGGCAACACCGGGAGCAAGGGCGGGCTGTCGCTCTCGGCGTATCCTTCCCGGCTGTCTACTCCTGTCATCAATCTCGGCGGCGCGCAGATCACTCCAAGCGTGGCGCAACGGGCAATGGTGCTGCTGACCAGAACTTTCGGCGATGAAGCTGAGGAACTGGAAAAGGGCATCTGGTACGGCAAGCCAGAACAGGCTGCGACGATTGCGAGCCAGTGGTATGACCTGATGGTGACTCAAAACAAGGAGTCCGAATCGATCAACATCACCGACCGTGCCCGCCAGGGACTGCCTGATACCTTCGGCGAACGGAAGTACATCTACTCGAACACGGCCAAGCCGGGACGCGTAGACTTGTTGTTCCCGGAAAACTGGTCGCTAGGCGAACTCTGCCCCATCGGTCTGTATGACTTCGGCGGCGGCAACACTGTGATGCCGGTAACGGATACTTCAGGCAATCCGGGGGCGACGTACATCACGTCAAAGATGTTCGTCTATGAGGGGGCGTTCCAACTCTGTAATCGTGCCCCCAGACATGGCCTTTTCATAACCAACGCCGGAACCATAAATATCTGATTCTTAGGTATTTGTATGATTCAAGTAGTAAAGTTGTTTGTCTGAATGTTATAATGGGGTCAGCCAATAGGAGTGGCCCCATTATGCCGAAAGTGAAGCAAGACAAGCTGGATTGCAACAAGTGTGGACAGCCAAGGAACTACATAATCAAAAGCGGTAAGCGTGCAGGAAAGATGCACACATACTGCACTAAATGTTTGGTTGCTCAGGGTGCTGACTGGGCAGTTCGGAACAAGGACAAGGCTTTAGAGAATCAGCGCAGATATTGGCGCAATAACCCTGAGAAGAAGATGCGAGCCATGTTGGTTCGCTATGGGGTGGATGAGAAGTGGTATGAAGCAACTTTGGCTGAGCAGGGCGGTGTCTGTGCAATCTGCAAACAGCCGGAGACGTGGAAGGGAAAGAGGCTTGATGGCGCAATCTACAGGCTGAGCGTAGACCACCATCACGACAGCACTAAGGTTCGTGGGCTCCTATGCAATTCGTGCAATCATCGGCTGGGCGTTCTTGAAGCGAAGGAATGGTTCGAATCGGCGATTGCTTACCTCAACAAACATCACCCATGAAAGGACGGCACATGGCACTGACTGAAGCAAAAGAGTTCATCGTTGAAGACAGACGGGGCATTAGCGGCTATCGCAAGCCGGAAGCGCCTGAGATCCACGGAGTTGTCGCTGCGTTTGTGCCGTTCGGGGATTACGTTCTGGTCAAGCGACTGAAAGAAGTTGTCGAGTCGGGCGGAATTGTTCGTCCAGAAGTGGCCATTGAACTTTCAGAGCGTGGCATAGTCGTCGCAACCAGCCGGAAGGCGTCTGAGGATATTCAGGCCGGAGTCATCGCTAAATTCTCAAAGTTCGGTGCTGAGGAAATTCACTTCGACAACGAAGGGCAGGATCGCTATGCTCTCGTCCGCACGATGGACATTCGAGGGTATCACCTTGCCAGAGATTGAGCGCCGAATATGCCCCCAGATATTTCAGGATCGCCTGACGCGTGCGGTCGGAACAAACCAGTACGGTGAGCCTTTGTTCCTCATCGTTTGGGGGCAATCCCGCACCTATACTGCGGGCGGCGTATGGAGCCACGATCACTTTCTCGGTTACCGGCAACTGATGCTGTCGAACTCCAGTCCTTCAGGCAAAGGCCAGCCATGCTGGATGATTCTCGAATGGCATCCGGCGTCAGACTACAACACCGATGCGGTGTACTACTTTGAGAACCGCGACGAAGCGACCGGATTGCAGACGTTGGGAGAATATCCCTACAAGGGCAGGTATGAAGTAGCGTTCAAACTGGTTTCTCAGGAAGTGCGAAACGGGCGCATGCAGATCAATTACTACCACCTCGACGGGATGGTTCTGGACATACTGATTCCGGCGATTGTCGAGGCGCAACGCATGACGGCCAAGCAGCGATTGCAGGCGATTCGTGAGATGCAGGAGCGCGAAGACAAGGATATAGACCGCAAAGTGGACGCGATCTATAACGACCGCAGGAAGCACGTTCTGCCTTCGGTGATCGAAGACCGGGAAAGACTTATTCAGAAGCAGATGAGTTTTTTCCTAACTAAGTTCGGGCGGGTTCAGCCCGGATTCAAAGTAGCGGCATAGGAGACGGATATGGCGACAGCAGCAATTATCGGCACCGGCGACATGACTTCAGGAGCGCGCAAGGTGGGGCTTACCTCAGCCGCGCCTGCGGGAGTGTATCTCGATCCCGACCAGCTTCGGAAACCCGAATTCACGGTCTACCTGCATACGATTTCCCGCAGGTCTTTCATGCAGCCGCACGGCATTTATCGCCAAGTGGCAATCCCGGCGTGCCCGAAAGACAAACGGTCGCACTGCTTCATGCAGGTTCAGCATCCCGTGCAGCAGCCAAACCTGAATCCCGACGACGTAAACGGCGCCCCACTCTGGAAGCTGGATGATGCGCGCTCCGTAGCGCTTGGAGTCTGCAATCCGAACTACGTTGGCAAGGACTTATCGATTCAGGACAAAGAACTCCCTGCTGAGGCGGTACTGGCGTCAGGAGAATGCAACCTGACCCGGCAGGGGGTATTCGCATCGATGAATGCGATTCCGACCGAGGAAGAGTTGAGTGCAGCAGAGAAACGCCGGGAGGCCTACTACCGCTTTCGTCTGGCCGAGGCCGACAAACTGGCTCGTTCCGATCCGAAGCAACTGGGCATGATCCTGATTGAAGACCATCATCTTGCGGCTGAATACTTCGCGGTCGAGACGGAATGGCACCGCAGCCCGTCGGCCAAGGTGGATTGCCCGAACTGCGGGACGAAGATTCCGAGTGGAGTGGCTTTCCACTACGACAACGGCAGAGTATGTGTGCTCGATTGGGAGCGTGCTTGGTTGGCTGGCGCAGTGAAGAAGGACGATGTGCCGGAACCGAAACGGTGGTGGAGGACAGTACAGCACGAAGGCAAGACACTCACGGCTATCCCCATCGAGGAGATGAGCAAGGAACAGTTACAGCAATTCGCCAAAGCTTTGAATCTAGACATTGACCTGCGCTGGTCGAGGGAAACACTGCTCGAAAAAGTGCAGGCGTCACAGGTTTAAGTACAAGTTGCGGGGGGAGGGAGTTCCTAATCTGACCGTCCTCAGCCCAAGTTCATCCGAACCCCGCATCCAGGAGTAAGATGCCGACCGTACTTGTTGATGTCACGAATTTTCCCACGATCCAGACCATCACCAATCTGGTTCGTAGCGACGTGCGCGACGATATGGCGGGGAGTACGAACACGCTGGGCGAAGGGCAGATTCTTGTCGATAACCTCTCGATCAGCGTCACGATGGCAAACCTCTTCAACTCAGCCGTTCGCGAACTGTGCCGGGAACTTCGCATTCAGTCGGCAACCATGCTGGTTGCCGATAACTACATCATCGAAAATATCCCTCCAATCAATGGGCCGATGGGTCTGGGCGTAGCCGATCCATCCGTGCAGGTTGCTTTCGCGGCCAACGGCTATTACGACGGCACAGACTGGCACGCCTCGCTGGGCCTTCCTACAGGCGTATACCAGGTCATCCGCTGCTGCGAGCGCCAGACTGCCTCTAACGACACTTTCGCGGATATGGGAGAACCAGCGCAAGGGCTTGCAGGCGTCTACCAAACTCAAGGCTGGGGGCGGTGGGAGTGGCGGCAGAACATGGTCTGGACTCCCGGATCGCTCGACAACAGGGACTTGCGGATTCGTTATACCGTCAAGTTGCAGGATCAGTTCGTCGCGAATGTCAATCCGCAGACGACTTACCTGACCGTCATGGATTGCGAAGAAGCCATCGCCAGAAAGATTGAGCGGCTTTACGCCGTTCGGCAAGGCGGAGGGATGTACGAGATTCGCAAAGCCGAGTCAGATGCGGCTACGAAGGCATTTCTAAACCAGGAAGTGAAGATGATGCAGGGCCAGAACTACCCAACTTTGGCCTATGGCAGCGAAGCACCACCCGTATTGAGCTACGGCCAGTAATTTCACGGGGCGAGGAGTCCCATAACCGAAATAAACTCCGAGGAGGAGACATGGCAAACCAAATTCTTGTAGACAATTTTCCCGGCGGCCGAAGCATCGAAAGCGCGGTCGAGACGTTTCGCGGCAGCATTGCGCTTTGCGGGTCGGCAGTATCAACGGGAGAGCCTTTGAACTGGGCCGATATGGTGAGCGGCGTCGGCTACAACGAAGTCAATCGGTTGGGGAACGGTGGAAATGGCAGCGGAAACGCCCTCGTGACTGCGCTGTCGGCATCGACGGGAACCATCACTGCCACCGCAGCCAACAACTTCCAAGTAGGGCAGCTGGTAACCTTTGTCGCCTGCACATCGACGCTTGGTCTGCTGTTGAATGGCCTGACTTTTCAGATTGTGACGGCAAGCTCCAGCCAATTCACGTTCCTCTCCGCTTCAACCGGTTCCGGCAGCGGAGAAACGGGCATGGCGGTGAACGCCAACAACCTTTTGTTCCCGCTTCAGGGCGCAAACAAGAGCCTTGCAGCAACAGTCACGGCGTTGTCGGCCTCTGGCGGAATCGTCACAGTCACGGCGACCAACAGCTATCTTCCGGGCGCTCAGGTGGTCATTACCTCGACTTCTTCCGGCATCGGCGCATCGATCAGCGGACAAACGCTCACCGTGCTTCAATCGACCGGAAGCGCATTCACGGTCACTTCGGCGGCTACCGGCGCGACTGGAACGGGAACCGCATCGGGGATCAATCCTCCACAGCCGTTTGAAGTTCAAGTGTGGTCCGAGCTCGCATCGGGGTACATCTACCAGTATTCGCGCACGACTGGGGTTCTCTATGTATTCGAGTCTGCCAGCTTCACCCCGGCAGGAACCAACAGCAGCGCGACTCCGCCGATCTTTACCGGAACGCCCGTCCCGGCAGCGCCTTTCTCTAAATTGGCTGCTGCCGCTTATCCATCGGGAGTCCTAAACGATTTGATTCGGTACAAAGCTACATTTCAGAAGGCGTGATGGTAGAATGGTAGGCATGGATAACTTTTATGTCTACATGTATTTGCGAACTAAGGACAGCATAAACGGCCATGCCAATAGCCCTTACTATATCGGCAAAGGGCATGGCCGTAGAGCTTTTCAAAAGCACGGAAATGTTCCTCTTCCGAAAGGCCCGGACAGAATCATTGTTGTCTACGAAAATCTTTCCGAAGCCGAAGCAAACCTAGAAGAGAAGCGGCTAATTATGGTGTATGGACGTATTGACAAAGGAACTGGATGCCTCCGCAACCGCACAGATGGCGGTGAAGGTCAATGTGGCATTGTCTGGAAGCCTGAGTCTCTAGCTAAGATTAGTGCTGCCCTAAAAGGTGTACCAAAATCTCCCACTGCCCGCACTCGCGGCCCCCGATCTCCCGAAGTTATCGCAGCAATGAGGGAGGGGCAAAACAAGCGTTATGCCAAATGTGGAGGAGTTGGGCGAATAATGACGGATGAAATTCGCCAAAAAATCTCGGTAGCTAAAAAGGGAATTCCTTGCTCCGAGGAAACGCGGAGAAAACTGTCCCAGAGTGCCAACCGCGAATTGTTGAGAAAAATCAACATGGGAAACCGCAATGCTACGAGAAAGCGTGCGTCCTAAATGCCCGGTCAGCCTGTCGTACTCGACGCTCTGGGCGGGTTGGTTTGTACCGCTCGCCCAGAGGATATCCCCGAAGGAGCTTCGCCTCGCACCTACGACACCGATTATCTCGTGGGGCGCGTGATTCAGCGCCCCGGATTGCAGAATGTCTACACTTACGCGGCCAACACCTTTGGGCCTAACGGCGGCGGCGTGGCTACCAGTGTCAGCACGGAAGGCAATCCGTGGCTTCTGCCGAATAATATTCTGGCGAACGATGGAAACTTTACCACCTCGGCAGCCGTCTCACCGCTAACCACCGACACAATTCAGGTAACACACTTCAATTTCACCATCCCTTCAACAGAGACGATCAAGGGGATTGTGGTCGCTCCCGAAGGATACGCGCCGGGAACGACAATCTACGCGCAGCTTTTGAAGGCAGGAGCTCCTGTCGGCAACATCTATTCGGCCACACTGCCGACCGCTAACGGTCCCGTGACTTTGGGCGGCGACCTGTGGGGGACATCCTGGCTTTACAGCGATGTGGATGCCACGGGGTTTGGGGTCCAGATATGGGGCGTTTGTACTTCCCCGGCGACGGTCGCACTCGATTATTGCTCAGTTACGATCTACACCGCAGAATCGGCGACGAACTTTCTCGGTCTGATGAGCGCAAATCTGAATTCCACCGATTTGACGACTCTAGCCCTTGACGCTATGGGCCTCGTCTGGGCTGAAGACGTGACCAACGCGCCCTCCGTGCTGGTTCGGGCTGGGTTGATACCCTCTGTCGTCCCTGGAAGCTACATGAAGGGCCTGGACGCCAACGGGACGGCTTATATGGCCTATTCCGATCTGACTCAAGGCACTTCTCAGCCCATGCAGTATACAGGTCAGTGGTGCGACCGGATTACACAGGTCGGACCCGGTTCCGCTCCTGTTTTTACTCCCCAGCAGGCGAGCGAAGATACGTTTCCGATTTCGACTATCACGCAACCGGCACAACAAGCGTGGGGATTTAGCTACTTCCTTCAGTCCTCCGGTCCAGGATCGACTGCGGCTGGATCAAATGTCACCGTTTACTACAATGACTCGACCCTGACTTCGGGCGATGCCGCGCTCATAGCCGCGTTCAATTCGGGCAACGCGGTTTACCTCTACATGAACTTTGCCGGAACAGGAATTACCACGCAAGGCCCGTATGTCGTCCAGGTAACGTCTGTGGGGTTGGGACAACCTCCCGGCCAGCCCAGAGCGTTTTATTACTTCACTTACACCCTTTCGACCTCGGCATATCAGTATTACCAGGGTTCAGGCCATGCGTCGTATACCGTAACCTATCAGCAGTCTCTGGCGACTCTGACCACGACGGTTCCGGTTCCGGGGCTGGACGTGGGCAACCAGATCACGATTTCAGGATCAAGCCCCAGTTCGTGGAACTCGACATGGACGATTACCCAATTGTTGAACTCCGGCGCTGTTGCTATTACTCAGACCTCGGTTGCTTCGGGGGTCGCGACTTACAATTACACGCTGATTTCAGGCGTTGCACCGTCGGCTGGGCAACTTGTTACGATCACCAATACCCTTAACGATAATGGCGCCTTGAATGGGGCGAATCTCGTCATCGCTTCGGCTACCGGAGGGTCTTCTGGGTCGTTCACCATCAACGTTTCTGCGCCCAACGCATCGGCAGTCGCCGAAACAGGTCAGGGCGTTACGGCAGGGACAATTTTCGCATTTGATCCCGGTGCAGCTGATGTTGGGAGTTCGACCAACCCGATTTTCGGCAATGGAACAGGCGGCACGCTGACCTTTTCGGCTGCGACGGCGACGTTCATTACTCCAGGCGTCAAGCAGGGCTCGTGTTTCTTTATCACCCGGAATGGTGCTGTCACGCAGCCTGCGAATCCGGTCACCTTCACGATTCCGTCGAACACGCAGAGCATCGCGGCGACACTGATTCCGGTTGGGCCTTCCAACATCGCCTATGTGGGAATCACCTTCACGGAAAGCGGTCAGAACGAAGTGCCCGGAGCGAACTTCTATACCTACGATACCGCCGTCAATTTCACGGTCAACGGCACGCAGTACACGGCAACAGCGTTGATTGTTCCCAATGGAACGACTTCGGCAACTTTCTCGTTCCCTGACTCCGTTTTGCTGGCTTCTGACGAGATCGACATTCAGGGCAACAATTTTTTCAATCTCAGGGAAATCGGCTCTCCGACATGGCTGTTTCAGTACGCCAATCGCATGATGTACGGGCTTTGCCAGACGAAGCTCGACAACTTTGTCAATCTTACGTTTGATGGCGGATATAACCCGGCACCCAGCCCTCAGCCGCTGGGATGGACGCCCGTCGTGCCGCCTGCCGGAGTGACGGCGGGATTGGTTACTTCCCCGGATTTCGGTAATTCCCTCGAAATTCTGAATACCAGCGGATCGACTGTTTCCAGTGGATATCTTTACTACCAGGCAGCCTATCAGGATTTCTATAACGTCAATATCCTTCAGCCCAACACTGCCTACTCTGTGAGGCTGAAGGCGCGAGCGCTGAATGCAGATGGGCAGCAGATCACGCTT